AATTTACAAAAAGACTTAATAAATAATATTGTTCTTTTAGCAAATAAAAAAAATAGTTCTTTTAATATATCATATCAAATTGGTCTGCCACATGAATGGATTAATATATCACCTATTAATATAGGAATTACTGCTGGTTTCGAAACAAATATTGTTAAAAAATCTTGGATTGACAATGTTAACTCAATGACAAAAGTAATAGTACCATCAGAGTTTACTAAAAGAGCTTTTGTTAACACTTCTAATCTTTTTGGTATAAATATACAAACTCCGATAGAAGTAATTAACGAAGCATATTATGATTACTTTGAAGATGATCATAAGAGTGTTATTAATATAGATGAAAAATTAAAATACGACAAAAATATTTTAATAATGGGTCAAATAACAAGTAATGAAGACATTTCAGATAGAAAGAATACATATAAGACTTTAAAAACAGCTATTGATTTTGTGAAAGATAAAGATATTGGTGTTTTATTAAAAGTAAACACAGGAAAATATTCTTTATTAGAAAAAAATATTTTATTAGATAACATAAAAAAAAGATTTTCTCTTAAAGAAAGAGAGAAGATTCAATTAATATTTGGAAATGTATCTATAGAAGAATTATATGATTTATATAATTGCAAGAAGATTAGTTGCTTTCTTTCAGGAACAAGAGGTGAAGGGTGGGGTCTGTCTTTTATTGAATCAGCAGTTTCTGGTTTACCTATTATTGCTACAAATCATTCAGCATATAAAGAATACTTAAAAGATAGTTTTTTAGGTGTTGACTATAATTTAAAAAAATTAGATTTTTTTAGTAATAATTTTATTGATGAAAACCAGGAACCAACATGGGCAGAATTCTGTGAGGTGAGTATGATTGAATGTTTAGATAAATTTTTTGATAAAGAAACTTTTTATAAGAAGATATCTTTAGATAATAAAGAAAAAATTAAACAAAATTATAATATTAGTAAAATACTAAAAGAATATAATTACTTTTTTGAGAATTTACTATGACTATATTAATATTAGTTTTGTTTTTTTTATTGATTTTTTTTGTTTATTACTGTATTAAATTTGCATTAATTGTATTAAACATACAAGATAAATTAGAAAATTCACTAACAAAAATAGATGAAAAATATATAAGAATCAATGAAATATTAGAAATTCCTTTATTTTTTGATAGCCCCTGAAATTAGAAGACTTTTGTTTGAAATAGAAGAAACAAGAGATATTATACTAGATATTTCTTATGAATTAAGTAATATAGATAAACCAAAAAAAGAATATTCAGACTTAGAAGATCATAAGGAAAAAATGTGACAAAAAAAAGAAAAAGAAAACAATATTTTACTCTAGAAACACAAGAAAAAATAGTTTTATATCAAAAATCTGATTGTAAAAAAGAAAAAGATTCATTATACGAAGAACATATAATGCCTGCTTTTAATGAATTAGTACATAGTCTTGTATCTGTCTATAAATTTAAAGCAACTATAGAAGATATAAGTCACTTAAAAAATGATTGCTCGACTTTTTTATTTGAAACACTTCATAAATGGAATCCAGATAATGGTACTAAAGCTTTTTCTTATTTTAATGTTGTTGCAAAAAATTGGTTAACTATTAACTCAAGACGATTAGCAAAGAATGCTAATAGAAGTGTTTCTTTAAATGCACCAGAAAGTATGTCGTTTAGAGACAAATCAAAATTGTCTGAAAGTAGAATAGAATTATCTCCTGATGAAAAAGAGAGAAAAAATAATATTCCTAATGTAATAGATGAAATGTTAATTTATATAGAAAATCAATTAAAAGATGGTAGAGATAAACGTTGTATAAAAGCTATTCAACAGATATTTACTAATGTTGACAATCTAGATTACTTAAATAAAAGAGCTATATTTGTTTATTTAAGGGAAATATCAGGACTTAATAGTTCTGAGCTTAGTTCTTCTTTGTCAACGATAAGAAAACATTATAAAAAAATAGCTGGACCTGATAAGATGTTCGATATATTCTAAGGATAATTTATGAAGACACAAAACATTGAATCCATTTCTAAAAAACTGGATGTAGTTGAAAAAAAAGAAGAACAGATAAAAAACTTTTCTGATATTTTGGAAAATATTGATTCTTTAGAAGATAAAAAGAAAATGCTCTGGAAAGAAATATATGAAAATTCAGTTGAAGACAGAGAAAAGTCAAAAATGCTTTTTAATGACGCATATATTTCTATGACAGGTGCAGGTATTAATGAACATATGAACATTGGTGCAATTATGTCAAAATATATTGAGAGAATGAGTAAATCAAATGATCAAATATTAAAACTTGCTGAACTTATTGCTAAAGAAGAAGAAAAATCTTCTGAGATTTCAGAAGACGATATCTTTAATAAGATTAATGGGTAAATATTTATGTTTATTCAATATAAAGTAGTTTATGTTATCAAAGAATTTGCAGGTGACGTTGTAAAAATAACAAACGACTTAATTCAGAATAATATCCTTAAAAGATATTTTGATGATGATAGTGTTATTGAAGACAAAAACTTTTTAAGATTTATATCTTCATTACCTCAAAATACTGTATTTTGTGTAGATTTAGTCTATAATGATAATTATATTAAACAAGAAGATAACATTATAAATATTGCTATACCTTTTATTTCTTCACATATAAACTTTCCAATAAAGATTGGAGAAACTGTATGGTTTTATAGATACAATTTAAATAATAAAAAGTTTAATAGTGTAGAAAAATACAATATAAACGGGTATTATTTAGGAAGAGTACACAGTTTATTAAATACAGAAGATACATCTTATTGCTTTAATGAAAGAGAAATATCTTATTTTTCACCTAGTAGACTTGATATTAATGACGGTATTAAGTCAGAACAAAAAGGTATTCTTGGAATTGAAAACAATAAAAAAGAAATTCTTAGTTTAAATAATAATTTAATTCACAATCCAGATACAGAAGTTAAATCTATTATTTCTAATAAGTTACTAAATAATGAATACTACACAAGTGAATTAAAAAAATATAGACTAAGACCTTCTTGTGATTCAATAATTAATCATGAAGATTTAGTCTTAAGAGGGACTCATAATACTAGTATTGAACTTGGTTCTGACTATTATAATGTTAAAAAAAGTTTATCTGAGAATGATAGTACATTTAGAGATCCTGCTAGTGGAAAAATATCTATTATTGCTGGTATTAATGAGAAATTAAAAAATAAATCGTTTAATTCTACTAAAAAAATTAGTTTCATTTCAGATGAAAATATAATTGATGATGATGGAAAAAAATTAATTTTATATGGCAATAATATTAGTCCTGATGTTGATAATGGTTTATTTTATGAAACAGTTAAGTCTATACAGCAGTTTAAAAACCCAGATAAAGTAGACAATAATATTAGGACTTCACTAGGTATTAAAAAACAATATAACATAAAAAACAATAGTTCTTCTCTTATAGTTTCTGAATCTTCTAGTGAGAGTAAAATTATTAAAAATAATATTAAGTTTACAATTCCACATATTGATAATTTTGTAGAACCTGTTTTATTACCAAAAAACACTTTAGAGAGACCTCCGTTAAGTAACGATTATGTTTCTTTTATACCAAACAACAGACCAATATCAAACTATAGTCAAAATAAAATGTCATCAATAACATCAATATCAGATGACATTACATTTAGTCTTCACAAAGACTCTCAAGGTAGCATTACACTTTTAAATCCTGTGTCTAATGATAATTTTTCTTCGTATTTAATGTTATCAAATGAAGGAAATATTCATTTAAACGGACAAAAAATAGTAATAGGAGATTATAATAGATTACCAGACACACAGAATGGATATAATGCATCAGTTTACCTAGGTTACTCTAATGAAATGAATAGTTTAGTATTAGGAGAACAGTTAAATGCTTTTTTAGAAGAGATTTTATTTGTACAAAAAACTAGTTTATATCTTATAAAGGATCTTTTCATTCAATCTAAAGAAATTAACAAAATAACAAAAGAGTCTTTTGACGGTCTTTTAAATGGTTTAAATTCTTTTTCTATTTCGTTGTCAGGTACACCAATTTCAGGCCAAGGGACAACTCTTTTGACTGAGGTTTCTAAGTCTATGTCTTCGTTTGCAAAATTAAATATTGATGCTTATCAAACTCAAATAGATAACTTTAAAGCTTCAAAAGAAGAAGATTTATTTAAAAGACTAGAAAATATTGAAAAAAATTTAGATAAATTACTTAGTAAATTTGTTAAAACATCATGACTTATTTTAAGTTTATATAATTATCTTTGTTAATTATAAATCTAGGAAATTTTTAAATGCTAAATTCAAAGTTTAAAAACACAGGTAAACTTAGAAAAGATTATATCAAAAAAGAAAAGTATAAAAATAAAATACTTGAATCAAATAAAAATCCAATAGGAATAAAGTTACCTATTTCTCCTCCCAAGAACAGTAAAGAGACTTTATTTGAAATGACTTATGAAATTTCGGACCAAGTAAAAAGTAATCTTAAAAATTTAGTTTTAACTAGAAAAGGTGAATACCTTTGTTTACCTGATTTTGGAACAAACTTAATAGACATGTATAACAGTTCTGAACTAGGAGACATAGAAGACATAGTGATGTCTGAGATACAAACTGCAGTATCTATTTTTATGCCATTTGTTTCTTTAAATAACTACTCTTCAGTTAAAATACCTGAGACTTTTGATAATCCAGAATATTTTGAAATTAATATTGATTATACAATAAGTGATATAGAAGAAAAAAACAAGTTAATAATTAAATTATTAACATCGAGGTAATTTCAGTGTCAAACGTAAGCATTCTTAATAAAGAAAAAAATTATTTTAATAGAAAAAGACTCATTAATAAAAATAAAGAAGAATTTAAAAGTGAGCTTTTAGATTATGCAAGGAGCAATTTTCCTGATAGAATTTCTGATTTTTCTGAATCTTCTCTTGGCGGTATGCTTCTCGACTTTGCAGCGATTGTAGGTGAGTCTTTAACTTTTTACATTGATCAGCAAATTAACGAATTAGATTATGAAACAGCATCAACAGAATATAGTTTGTTGAATCATTTAAGAAAAGCTAATATAAAGTCAGGTTTTGCTTCACCTTCAAGTGTTGAAGTTTCTTTTTATATGATCGTCCCTGCTATTAATAATATGGATATGCCTCAAAAAGAATACCTTCCTATTATAAAAAGAGAGACACAACTAAGATCGATTGATGATATAACATTTATCCTAGAAGAAAATGTTGATTTTTCAAAAGATATTAATATTATCCAAGAAGTATTTGTTGGAGGTACAAGATATTTAATGCTTAAAAAAGAAGGTATTTGTATATCTGGTAATATTATAAACGAATCTTTTATGTTCGACGAAAATAGCGTTGATAATTTTTTATCTTATACATTAAGTAATGAAAATATAACAAAAATATTTAAAGTTAACGATAATTCTTCAGATATAAATGAATATAAAGAAGTTGAATTTTTATCACAAGACACTGTTTATGAAAAAGTTGATTTAGGAGAAAATGCATACTTTAATGTAGTACCTGCAGCTTTTAGATATATTTTAGAAAGAGACTTTGAAGATGGTTTAACTACAATTAGATTTGGAAATAGTAATGGAAACGTAGTTAACGAAAATGGTGTTTTAACTAATCCTGAAGAAATTGCATTACCTTTATTATCTAGAGACTATATTGGAAGTTATTCATTAGACCCTAAAAAATTAATTAATAGTAATAGTCTAGGTGTTTCACCAGCTGGGAAAACAATAAATATTAAATATAAATTTGGAGGAGGAGAAGATCATAATGTTTCTGCTAGAAGTATTAATATTATTGATAGTTTAAATTATTTCTTCCCCCCATTTATCAAATGAGAACGATGCGCAAGTTGATCTTATCATCAATTCAATTTCAGTACTAAACGATGAATCTGCGGTAGGTGGTTCAAATGCGTTAACTTTAGAAGAACTTAGAGGTCATATATCTTCTTCAATGAAAGCTCAATCAAGAATTGTAACACATGAAGATTTGTTAGCTAGAATACATAGTATGCCTTCAAACTTTGGTAGAATTAGTAAATCATCTGTATTAGATAATCCATATTCCAAGTCTACAAAAGATCTTTATATAATATGTCGTGATGAAGACGGATTTTATGTTAAATCAAATGATTCACTTAAATATAACTTATCTAATTATTTAAATGAATATAGAATAATTGGTGATACATTTAATATAATTGACACAGATGTGTTTAATATTGGATTGTATTTAAAAATTAAAATATCAAATAATCATGATCAGCAAGATGTAATAGTAGAAGTACAAAGTAAAATTTTTACTTTAATGATGTTTGAAAAACTTCAAATTGGGGAAGCTATAAATGTTAATAAAATTGTTAGAATAGTATTAGACACTCCTGGTGTACTTACAATAACTTCTAATTTTAAGACAATTATAAGACCAAAAACTAATAACGACTTAAACAGAATTGATTTAGAAAACTTAGATAGAAAATATAACAATAACAGCTTTTCAGTATTTGAAAATTATAAAGATGGAATATTATCTCCTCCAAAAGGTGGAATATTCCAGCTTAAATATGCATCTGATATTGAAGTTGTGAGTGGATAATAATATGATTATAATAGAAAATCCTATAAAAGATACATACGTAACTGATATTCAAACTATAAGTAACAATGGTTTAAATTCAAATGTTGGACAATCTTCATCAATAGATTTGTTTAAAATTTCTGAAGAAAATAAAAAAACTTTTGCTAGAGGCATACTACATATTTCTGGAATTCCATCAGATGGTGACACTTTTACAATCATAGATTCTGATGGCGCTAGTAACACGTATGAATATGATAACAATTCTTCTGTTACTGGTAATAATATTTTGATAAGTATTGGTAACAATGTTAATGATTCTTTAACTAATACAATTTCTAAGATTAACTCAGATAACAACTTTGGTGTTTCTGCGATGAAATTATACGATGACAAAATTCTGCTTAAACAGAATAAACCTGGTTCATCTGGCGACACACTAATAAGCACATCTGGTACAAATATTTCTTCAAAAGGATTTACTAGATTCGAGCACTCAGCTGGACTTATATCGTTTGACATTTCAAAAATTAAAGAATCTCATATTTCTGATGGTAGTATAGCTAACTCGGTCTTTAGAGACTTAGCAAACCCTAAATTTAATGCCGAGATAAAATTAATAGATATAGGTCAATCTTCAACTAAAGCAAAAGGTTTTTCATTAAAATTAAATGTTCTAGATAATGACTTTAGAGAAGGACTAGGTAAAGATGTTATTCACTTTTCTGATATAGATGATGCAAATTTTAAAATATTAAATAGCGATTCTAATGTATCTTGGACAAATGAAGGAATAGTTTCTGGTGACGATCTTTTCATTCAGTCAAATAGTTCTTTTGAAAGTTTTAATATAGAAACAGGAAAAGAAAATTTATCATTCGATGTTACAAACTATTTACACGAGTTTTTTAAAGGAACAGCAAACTTCGACAAAGAGTCTTTTGTAATTCATTTTGATTTAGATAATCTTTTTGATAAAAACACTTATTTTGTTAAAAGATTTGGTAGTAGAAATTTAAAAAATAAAAGTTTCATACCACAATTAATAATAAAAATAGACGATAATGAAATTGAAAATGTTATTGTAGACAAAAAAAGATATTTTGATAATGAAGAAAATTTTTATCTTATGAATGTTAAAGGTAATTCTCTTAAAAGTTTTACAAATGGTTTCAATGTAAAACTTAAGTTTTCATTTATAGGAGATAGTAATCAAAACATATTTTCAGAAACAGAAGCAATAACAGGTCAGACTATATATAATTACAAAGGTGATGAAATTATAGGAATAAAAAAGTTTTCTTTATCTAATGCGATAATAAGTCAAATCCAGACTGATTCTATTTTTAATAATAAGTTAAATAAGTTAGGATATATCCCTGTTGAACTAGAATATTATTATGATAATGGTTCGGGTACAACATCTACAATTAAAAAAGAAAATATAAATTTTAATTTATCAGAAGTTGATCAAAGTGAAATATCTTTTGACGATAAAAACATCAGAGTTTCTTTAGATATTTTGCAAAGTGAATTAAAAGCAAATAATACATTTGTATCAATAAAAATGAGTTTTATTGACATAAATAAACAATATAAATCGGTTAATGTTCCTACAAAACTTTATAGTGAAAATTTAGGAAAAATAACATATGAAATGTATGATGTTGATACAGGTCAAAAGATTATTAGCGATGAAGATTCATATACAATGCTTAAATTTAATGGAAAATATTATATATTGAATATGTTCTCTTCTGAGAATTTTAAAAATAAAAGAGTAAATTTCATATTCAAATATACAGATCCATTAACTGGTCTTTATAAAAAAGTATTAAATGACAATACAATTTTAAGGTTTGTATAATGACAAATTTAATTTCCTCTAAATCAGATATTGCAAATACACTACAAAATACTAACAAGAGAAAATCTCATAGTAATTTTGTTACTTCAAAAAATCTATTAGAAAATTCTGATTTTAGAACTTTTATAGATCTTTATCTTAATAATGAAACAGAGTTTTTTGAAAGAATAGATGGATATGATGGTTTTATAAGCACACAGCAAATTGAAAGTATTGATTATGAAAATTTTGCTGAACATGTGTTTTTTGACTCTGCTGTAGAAAAAGTTAATTTTGCTTTTGATAAATCAATAAATGAATTTCCATATGATAAATCAAGATTTCAAGTAAGTCAATACCTTAAGAAACTTGATGGATTTACAAAATATATTTTAGACAACAAAGTAAATAAATCAAGAAATTATATGCAATTCGACGGTAACAAGTCAATTGTTATAAATGATTCAAAAGGAAGTTTGTTAAACGATTATAAAGGAAAATCTTTTTTAGATAACTTTAACCCTAATGGTAAATCTTTTTCTTTTGATTTCTGGATATATCCAAATAATATTTCTCTTGGTGGGGGTATAAGTCCAAGTGTATGTATTTTTGAAAAATATGGAAATAATGAAGGATTTTTTATAAAAGCAAAAAATCATAATTCAATTAATGATACATGTGATATATCATTTATAATGACAAGTGATCAAAATTATTTTGAGTTTACTTTTAAAATAAAATTAGAAAAATTCCAACATATTTGTTTTGAAGTAAAAAATGATTTACTTGAAAATAGTTTTCATTTATATGTTAATGGAAAAGAAATAAATAAATCTTCTTCAGACGTTACTATAATTGGTAATATAAATAGTTTAAATTTAAATTTTTCTAGCCAGGAATTTAAAAACTCAAAAGTATATATAGGTAATTCTTCTAAGATAATTTATAACCTTAACAACAGCGTTAACGTTAGTTTTACTGGAGGGTTTGTTGGTCTAATTGATGAGTTTAGGTTTTTCTCTGGAAAAGATAGAGATTTTAAAGACATATTAAAATTTAAAGATGAAAATATACATTCACAAGAAAATTTAAAACTTTATTTAAGATTAAATGAACCATCTGGTATATACTCTAATAATCATATTGTATTGGATTACTCTGGAAACAAATTACATGGCGAATTAAAGTCTGTTACCTCTGCTGATAATGTAAATAATATATTTTCTATTATCGATAATTATGAAAGAAATGGGATTGTATTTAATGCCGAAGAAGCCATTGATATTCCATTAAAATATGAAAAAGATAATTTAAATCCTATTCTATTTTCAGTACATTCACACGACCAAAAAACTATATTATTAGATTCTGCTAAAGAATATGACTTAATTAATCCAAACTCTTTCTGGAAACTTTTTCCTAAAAATATTTTTCTAGAAGGATCTGATTATGACAATATTAGCGAAACATATATCAGCGATAAAGTAAAAAGTCAATCTAATGTAATTGGTACTGAAAGATCTATAAATCAAGAGTTGATTAAACTCATCTCTATTTGGGCAAGATTTTTTGATCAAATAAAAATGTATATAGACAATTTTACGGAATTATTGAGTTTTGATTATGATAAAATTAATAAAAATAAAAAAATTGATGGTGTAATCTTACCATTAGCATTAAATCAAATGGGTTTTAAATTTAGAGAGTTATATGCATTTCCTTTAAAAGAAAAACTTGATAATAAAAATTTGTCTTACGAAGAAGTTATGTCAACATTAAGTATAAGACAAATACAAAATATTCTTTGGAAAAGGTTTTTACTAAATTCAAAAGATTATCTTATGTCAAAAGGAACTGTAAGAAGCATAAATTCTGTTTTTAATTCTTTCGGTTTAGAGTCCAATAAGTTTATAAAGATAAAAGAGTTAAATGGGCAAAATAGATTAAATATAAATAATCAATTTTGTTCAAGTAGGCAAAAAATAAAATTTATTGATTTTAATCGACACAGTAAAAAGTTTGATACTACAACTTATAACAATACGGGTAATGCATTAAATAAAATCTATTTTAAGACTGAAAGGTTTCGAAAGACGAAGTTTAATAGTCAAATAAACAGTTTTGAAAAAAAACTGGACTTTTGAATTTTATTTCAACTTTGATAAGTCAAAAGTTAAAATGTTTAATAATAGCCAGTCACTTTTTAGAATAGACAGAACTATCATTTCTGGACAACATGATAATCCTTATATTAATGTTGTGTTTAATAGAAAAAATAAAGAAGTAGACTTTGGAGATTTAGATCTTTATTTAAATATTGAAAATTTAAATAACAATACAGTTCTAAAAGAAACAATAGAAAATATTAATCTATTAAATGGCTATACATACTATATTTGTTTAAGGAAAAAGTATATTGATTCAAAAGACATTTATGAATATCAGCTTGATGTATCTCCAATAGGTCAATTGTCTTACTCATATAATAAAAATATTAAGATAAAAACATCTTTAAATTATGAAGATGCTGGTGGTCAAACAAATATTTATCAAATTTCATGTGGAGATTATAAATATAAAGATACAGTAAGAAGTATTGAGATTGATGGTTTATCTTATGAAACTTCTTTTCAAGGCAAGATAAGCCAAATTAGATTATATGATAAGTACTTACATAATGATATATTAAGAAATAAGTCTAAAGATATACAATTCATTGGAGAAAAAACAGATAATATGTCTGTTGATAATCTTTACATAAATATCGATTTAAGTGAAAATATTAATCAAGAATATCAAGATTCAAATGAACTATTTAATTATATTAGTGATTTATCAAAAGTTGAAAATGAAACAGATTTAAAATCTTATCTTTATGTAGGTAGTGATCTTCTTACAGACGGTAACATTAATAGTGAAAATATATTTTCTGCTGATGATTTGATACTTTTTAAACAAAATTATGAAATAGATTCACCTAGTAATTCTAATAAGATTTATATAAATTCTTTTGAAAGTGACTCAATTAAAGATCAATATAAAAATTACAATTTAAGTTTTTCTTCACAACACCATCCAGAATATTTATATCATGACGATCAAAGATTATACATTGATTTTTCTGCTGTTCATTTTTTAAATCAAGATATATCAAAGCTTATATCAATTAATGATTATTTTACTGATAAGTTGTCAATTTCTAGTTATCTTTATGAACAAGATTATTTAGATTTTTCTAAGTTAAGAGACGATTACTTTAAGAGAATAAAACCGAGAGAAGAAATCAATTTTAATATGTTATATCAGGTATATAAATATTTTGATAATATTCTAGAAGACTTATTATATGAAGCAATACCATCTCGAGTTAACTATTTAGGATTTAATTTTGTATATGAGTCACATATTTTAGAAAGAAATAAGTATCAATATAAAAACTCAGATAGTCGTATCTCAGTTTCAAACTCAGATTTATATAATTATCAAGATTATAGAAGACAAAATAGCAAATTTAGATATGATGATTCTATAGAGTTCTTAGAAAACTCTTTAATTAAAAAAGTATAGAAAGATTTATAAATGAGTGATTCTAGATTTGAAGAAAGACAAAATAGAAAAGAATTTAAATTTAATTTTAAAAGATCTAAATCTTTAATTGATACTAACTGTGAGTATGTAACAGAAGAAAAATATAAGGAGATGTTTCAAGAGACTCAAGTTTTTAATCCTTTTTTAGATTTTGGGGACAGAAAATTAGTTAAGGTTAAAAATACTATCACAAAGATAAAATTAGGAATAGACACATTCAGAAAAGATAATGGTTTTGTTGAAAGAAATATTTTGTCTACAAGGAAATATGCGGGATTTGATTCATTAGATGATATTGTAGATTATCCTTTTTCTTTTAATTACGATAATTTTTTTACTTTAACTAATAGATTGGATGTGTTTTCTAATGTCAGTAAAATACAAATGAACCAAACATATATTGATAATTTAAAAGGATTTAAAAGTAACTCTTTAGGTAATTCAAAAAATTCTTTTGGAGAAATATTAAGAATAGATGATAAAACAGAAAAGATAGACGATACAGTATCACATTATGAAGATGATATTATTTCTAGTTTCATACATTCAGAAAAAGATAAAATAGTTATAGATAAAATAATAAAAAGTGTTAATCCTATTTCTGGAATAACAACAAACACGGTTATTACAAAAAAGAAAAATATAATATCAAGTGAAGTAAGATATTTTGCATACAAAGAACAAAAAGTAAATCCTTTTTTTGATAGAACACAAAAAGTAAATAATCATCAGATTGACTCTAAACAAAATAGATATAAGTTTACAAGTGAATCTATAAATAATAAAATATTGTCAATAAGAGATAAAAATAAGGCTATAAAAGAATCTACCTTATATTCTTCTAGAGGGATAGATTGTGACTATTCTTTATCAAATGGTATAGATTCTTTAGCATATTATGGAAGAATAGATTAATGAAGTATAGAACAAAATTTAATTCAATAGGGTATAGTAAATTTGGTGGATCAAGTCTGTCTGTTAATCATAATGATAATCATCATACAATAAAATCAGGAATAGTAACTCAATCTTTTAACAAACAAAGAAAAGACTCAGAGTTAAGCTTTAGTTTTTTTGATAATGAATTAATCCACTCAGACATTAAATTAGATAAAAGAGAATATTTTTTCCATGATAGCAGAACTATTAATTTTTTAGAAAAAAATATAGTACCAACAGCTGGTATAGAGTCAAAATATATTAGTAATAACATATTGACTGAAATTGGTTTTTATAACAAGTCTAAAATAGTTAATACTCCTAATACATATCCTTTTTATGAAATAATTAATAGTAATAATTCACAAGTTGGTGTTTCTGGATTTGAACAACAGACTTTTACACAAAATCCTCATGTTTATGATAGAATGCTTAAAGAAAATTATCTTGAAGATATGCCATGCACTTTCAAAGAAGATAATGATGTTTTAGAAAAAACAGAAATAAATAATATAATTACGATCGATTATGATTTAAAAAAATCAAATAATAGTGATATTTATCTGTCTTTTAGTAAAAAAGGTAATACTAGAGAAGTTACATTTCCTGATGGGACTTCTTATCATACTTTTAATGGTAATACTGTTTATCTATATAATCCAGAGTATATAAAAAATAATTTTGGGCCACATGATTATTTAGGTAACATTTCAAGTGATTATAAAAATGATGTTGGTTCTTTTGTTGAGAATTCGCCAATATGTTTTAGTAGTGTATCTGTATATGAAGATATTTTATCAAATCAGTCTCTTTCAGATAATATTATTAAATCTTCTTATGGAACAATACCAATTAGTAATTTTGGATTTCCATTTGATTCAAAATACACAGCAAAAGATAGACATATAATAAAAGCGTCAGACTATATTTCAAAACCTTTTGTAATTGAAAAAGTCTGTTTAGAATTTACAATGTCAAATTGGTCTGTTTCTTTGCTTGATGGACAAGGAAATACTCCTTGTATAAACTTTGTAAACTTATTTTTAATTAATCAAAGAGGAAAATTAAATACTTCTAATTTAGATAATTCATTAAAGACTTATTATGGAAGTAATAACTTTATTAATATTGATCCTATTAATTACGAAGGTGACACTGTGTTTACTTCTAATAACAAAGATCAAAATGTAAACTTTACTCAATCGCAGATTAATGACATGGAATTACATGGAACAGTTCTTGGAGACTCTGTTCATGATAGTAATTATATACAAAAAAATAACATACAAAACATTGATAAAAGACATTATGAAACGCAACAAAGAGATATTATAACTTCTGTTTCTATTGCAAATTATTCTTCAGGTAAATCTAATCCAGACAATCATATAATAAACTTAGAAAAAATAGAGAAATCTGTTGATTTATTAATCAACAAATCACAATCTTCTTTATTGAATTCTTCAAATGATTCAGAGTGTATTTATACTAATGAATCGATTAAAATTGTTGCTCCAGTTAAACATTATTATGAAAATAAAAATCTTCCAAAGTTTACTAGTTTTAATTTATATCCTGAAAAGCCTTCAAGTGATAGAACAAATTTATCTTTAAAATCAGGAAGATCAATAATTGCAGAAAATTTAAATAATACTTCAAACAAAGAAATCATTTTAGATGTAAACAATAAAAATGTTATATTAAATGAAAAAATGTATGAAGAAAGTAGTTATATATTATTACCAAGTGATAATCTAGTTCTAGGTATTTCTTTAAGTAATTCTTTTGAATGTCAAGAAGACTATCCGGAAAATAATAATATAAGAATAGGTGAGGATTTAGTTAAAATTAGTTCTAGTAATGATTACCCCTTTAAAATACATTTAATAGGACATTATCAAGAAGATAAGAATAAAAAAATAATTTTAAATAAAGAAAGTAAACAATACAAAAATACAAAAAAAATAGGTTATTTTCAAAAAGAATTGGTAGACCAAGTTGGAAGTAATCTAGGTTATTTAGATAACAATTTTTATGATAGAGAAATAATAGGAAAATCAGGTTTTCTTATAAATAAAAATAAGTATTCTAATCAAAATAAAATAAAGTTAGGTAATTTTTTTGAACTACCTAGTTTTGGTAAACCTGATATTGTTAGCTCTATAGCAGGTGTTAATTATCCTCATAGTGAATATACTTCTTCTTTACCAGAAAACGATTATTTTACTGAAAATAGTAAAAAATATTCAATTAAACATTATTTTAACAAATATCATTTTGGAATGCCTAATGATAAGCTATATTATTCTTTAATTCATCAATTTGATAAAAGTAAATATTTCAATATTAATAAAAGATTCATGTCAGGATATTTTAAACAAAAAAATCCAGCAAAAATATCAGGAAAATTAATTTTTAATTTTAATAAAATTAACGAATTTAAAGGCACAAACTATCTAAAAGAAAAAATTATGTCTTCAACGACAGGAAAAACATCAGGTCAATCTTCACTTACATTTAAGATTACTGATAATTGTCAAAATTCAATAAGTATTTATTTGTTAACAGATTCAGCATTAGGTATTACAAGTGAAGGTATAGATGAATTAGATCCTCCAAGATATTCTGTTTCTGATTTATTTAGTGAAATAGAAAACAACAAAGTTATATTAACAGAAGTCGACCCAACTATTTACAACGCTTTTATCAAATCAAATGAAATATACCCAGCAGATTTAGAAATACAAAAAAGAGCTTTTGTAGACTTAGTTGCTTCAAGTATTAATCAAATAAACGATAAAATTCAAAAACAAATTGGTAATCCAAGTAATGTTATAGATTTTAAATTAAATGTTACTGCTGAAGTTGTTGAAGAAAGTTTACATACAAACTTAGTTGAGATAAAAATTACTTTAGATAAATTAGGAACATTTGGAAACCCTACAGCTAGAATTGAAGGTGGTGAATTTAATTCTTGTGTTTCGTTTGAAGATTTTTCTATAGAAGAAGGTGAATTAATTAAAAGTTACAATACGAATAAAAATGCTTATTATAATTCAAGTGAAATAATATTTTCAGATACTTAACATATTAGTAAAGGAATATAATTAAATGGCAGGTTTTCTAGAAAAAGATAAAAGACTTATTGATTATAAATTAACTGAGTTTGGTAGAGATAAGTTATCTTTAGGATCTCTTGATTTAAAATATTACACTTTTTCTGATAGTAGTATTGTTTATAACGAAGATTACGAATCTTTAAAAAGCTTTAAAGTATCTGATATTTCATCTTATTTACCTTTTGAAGTTGATGTAAATGTTAATAATATAATTAATCCTGAATATACGTTGTCTTCTGTTATATCTTTTGATCAATTAGATAATAACATATTGTTTATAAATAAAGAATCGAACAGAACAACATCTGATTATCTAATTGATTTAAAATTATTAGACAATAAAGTTTTAAAATCAGAAAACGATAATAGAGAAATTAATTTTGACTTTAAAGATGAAAAAGACGAGTTCGACTTTCATCAAAAACCTTCATCTTATCCTACAATTAAATCATACAAAACTTTGTTAAGCAATATTGATTACGTTAAAAACGACAAACGATTTATTGATAAAACAAGAAATAAATTTATGCCTCCTACTGTTTCTAGTGGAGGAAGTCTTTTCCTTAATGAAGATATTTTTTTAGATAGACCATTTGAAATTATTTTTAAAAGTTTAAATATTGATGATGAAATACCGCAATTTACAAATAAAGAAGACTTTGTTATTGATATTATTAATAAAATTTCTACAGATAGTAATATCCATAGACTAGAATATATTTTTAACGAAGAAAAAATGTTAGACGAAGACGTTTATCTTTTTGAGATGCACAAAAAAGTAACATCGACTGATAATGTTGTTAACTTGTCAAAACTTTCTTTTGTTCATTTAGGTGAATTTTACGATTCAAAAGAGTATAATTTCAAGAACATTTATTTAATAGGAAAAGTATTTTTAACAAGAAATTTAAAAGAAGAAATAAACGAAGAAAATAAGAGATATTATTTTAATTTAAATAATGACTATAGCTTTGTTAATATGTTTACATTGGTTGTTGAATAATGAATACAAATGAAATAATTAAAAATTTTAATGTTGATAATGATGTTGTTAAAGATGAAGACTTTTTATACTTTACTTTTTTAATAAATAAAAGTAAAGCTATTTCTAAAAGAGCAAGTTATATTAAAGTGTGTGTTGAGAAGTCTTCTACAGGAAAATTTGTGCAATATGATATTTTAAATATAGACAAAATCAATAATAGATTTTTAAATTCAAACAACCCAAAAATATCAAATCAATACAGATATGAAAATATACCACTAGTTTTAAATCTTAGTAACGATGATTCTTATGAAGAATATATTGTTCCTGTTAGTTTGACTAAAGCAATAAATTCAATAACAGACTACGTAGTCGCGTTTGATGGTTCACCTTCTGAAGGTCTTCCAGGAACTTCAACTACAACAGGATTTCAAAAGCCTCACATTTTCAGGATATATTTTTTAGATGATAATAAAAATATTGTTGAAAATTATGTATTTAATACAAATAATAAAAGATTGTCTGATTATGAAATTATAGATATTAATGATAGGATTGATATTAATCAAAATCTAATTGAAAGTAGTTTTGATATAATTTTTAATTCTTATAATGATGACTACGAAGGTGGACCTGTAGTAGTACTTGATGAAGTTGTTTTAAATTCAGAATCTTTTAGTAAAACAATGGCAGAGATTCAAATAAATTTCAATGATCAAGTTTATAATGTTAAACCTAGCAATTCTAGTCAAAACATATTTGAAGAAAACTTTTTATCTAATAGTCTATTAGAGAATTATTCTAATAATTTAATAAAAAACATGTATTTAAGTATTATAGATAATAGTAATACTGATTTGGGTATTGAAATAAGTTTTATATATAAAAGTTTTTTATTTATAAAAGAAAAATTTATATCTAGAGAAAAAATAATTGAATATTATAATACTTTTTATCAAAAACATAAAGATACAATAATAAAAGAAATTTTTAGAAATAAAATTCAAATCAGTCCAGGAACTGAGCGTGGGACTCCTCATCATATGATAAATTTTTTAGAGGTTGATTTGGCTTTAATACCTGATGATGTTAGTAGTAAAAATTTTAAAATAAATAATCAATTCGCAAATTCAAAAGAAAATAAAGCTTCGTTAATTGATAAACTTTATACAACAAATAATTTTAAAAATGACTATTCTATTACTTCTATAAATGGAAATTTTTCTTTAGAGTCAATATATTCTAGTTTGTCAAGTAATGTTTATTATATTAGAAGAAGTAGAGTAGCACAAATTACCATTCCTCCACCTGAACCTGATAGAATTATTGTAAAATATGAAAATGTTGAAATATACCCTATTAATACAACACAAGTTGAAAGTATGATAAATGTAGAAGAAAATAATACAAAAGGAAATTCAATCTAATGGTAACTCAAACTCAAGAATATTTAATGATCTTATTAATAAATCGTTTAGTAGACCAAAGTTTATACCAAGTGGACTTGAATTAGACTTTAACCCCAGTCTCATAGATACAAATAAAACTCTTTTAAATAATTTATCTTACGATACTGTTTCTAATGATTATCTTTCTCAAGAAGTCACAGAAAATACATTTATGTCATTTAGTATAAGTTATAATCCTATTGGTAGTAACGATGTGTTACAAAAAGATTTTAATTTTAGATTGTCTGACTTGATTAGTGATGATCTTAAAAAAATTAAAATACCAATATCTAATATGGGAAATTTTAGAAATACAAAAATTATAACTAGATCATTAACAATGCCTAAAGGGACTCATTCATCACTTGTAAGTGAAAATAATATTGACGACAATAAAAAAGAAGAAACATCAAAATTTTTAAATGAAATATTACCTGGAGAATATTCTAAAATTGATAATTTACTAAGAAATTCTTTGTTTACAAATACTTCAAGTAATAATATAAACAAAAAAATCAACAGTATTTTTAACTTAAACAAAGATAAACTAAGTAACAAAGTTTTTTTTGTTAATAATCAAACAAATATCCAGGAAATAGATGATGAAGACCAAACAGAAGACATTGGAGATATTAATACGGTTAGTAGATTTAATATAGAACAAGAACTTTATAATATCACTAACGAAAATAACGAATATTATAATAAATTTACTTTCAAATCTTATTATGATTCTAACAGAAACAACATCAGGATGTTTTCAAAAAAGAAAGAAGGTTTAAATTTTATTTTTGATATCAAAGATTTGTTTGCAAATAAAGATATTAAAAATTATACATTTAATATATCAAAAATGATAACTTTTGAGTTTAACCCTAAAGATTTTAATTCTTCTAATGGTATGAATAATACAAAAGAAAATAGATTTTTGCTTAAACCCGGCTCTTCTTTTATCTTTAAAAATATACCATTTTTTATTGAACAGAAAAATCTTTATTTATCTAATATGAACAATGATATATTAGAAATAAATGATAATATATATTCTGATTATAGAAAAATATGGGGAAGAGGAAACAAATTATTTGTTAGAAGAATTTTAGAAAGATTTTGTATTATTATAAACAATAAAAAAGACAACTCTTTATATAAAAAAATACTCATAAATAATTATGTTAATCAGAGTTTAGATTTAAAAACAAACTCTTCTGAGTTTAATGTTTTAAGTAGCGATTTACATAAGCCAAATATTAAACTAGAATATAAGTAAAGTAGGAAAATAATGGTTTTAAATTTAAAAAATGGAATTGACGGAGGAACTACAATAGGAGGAACACCTGTTGATTTAGAAGTAGGAGCGGCCGGTCTCGGTGGCCTAACACTTGGATTATCTGGTTTTATTGGATTATCTGATTTTGGATTTATAGATACAATAGATTTTGATTTATTAAGAGATATAAGTAATCAGGCAGCACTTGAAAGAAATCCATTTACTGAAGATGAGATTGAAGATACACTAAATTTAGAAAACCCTTCAGAGGATATTGTATATGGTAACTTTTCAATTTCTAGTAATTTTATTAAAAATAATTTATTAAGAACATTAGGAAACTCTAATAATAGTAATACAGATATTGATTTTCCTAATGTTTTAACTCATGAAATGATAAAAGTAAAAGATAAAGTTCTGTTTAGAACAAATGATTGTAGTATATTACCAGACTCTATATTTTCTATACATAAAAATTATCTTGAAGACATACAAGAAGCTAACGCAAACAGATTTTTCTTGGGTAATAGAAATCAAAAAACATTTAGAGAGATTTATTATGAAGGTTTAAAAGATACTAACGATAGTATAATTAAAACTTATAATGATTTTAAGATTATACTAGAAAAAAAGGATATTATAAAATCTAAATTAAATTTTGGAAATAAATTGGCAAATTTTTATTTAAACGAAAGTAAATCATCTTCTTTAGGAAAGATTGCAAGAATTCTGCTAGACAATGATGATATTGACTTCTCAAAAGGAGAAAATAACAACAAGAAATTCAATAGTAACATTGAAAATTTTATCTTATCTAGATCAACAAATGATTTTGATAATAGTAATTACATTGATAATATGAGTAATGTATTTGAAATTATGTGTTCAACATTTAACAGCGAAAGTAGTTATTTAAAAAGTGCTAATGAAAATAAATTTATAATAAATTCAGATAAATTAATTGGACAAGTTTTTACAAATACAAGTATTTCTCTTAATGGATTTTATAAAGATTCAATTTCTTACGAATTTTATAATAAAAAAATTAATGATAGTGAAGAAAAAGAATCTTATTCTTTGATTGAAAGTAAAAATTTTAACAGTATACCTTTTGTAAAGATAAATAGTCTTTTATCACGTGAAACAAATAGTGATGGTATTTTTAATCCTATTAATTACGATAACATTTATATTAAAAATCAAAATATTTTTGATTTTAAAGGCTTTGATGAAGATAATTTTGACTCAATAAAAAACTTGTCAAAAGATGTTTTTGGAGAAATTTCAACTACAAATGAGGAAACATTTAGAACTTTTGGATATAGTTTATTTTTAGAAAATGTGGTATCTAAATACAGTTACTTTACTGAAGAAAAAAATTATAATAATGATATTTACGATGATAAATTCGGTGATTATACAACCAATAGTACAAGTTTTGATACTTATAAAAATCTAATTTTTAATCCGTTTACTTTTAGTCAAATGACAACAGAAGACTTTTCAGATAAAAATTTCTTTGAAATAAACTTAACAGATATGACTTTTTCTAGTCACAAGAGTAATTTAAATGAATTAAAAAATCCAGAAAGTGATATAAGTTTTAATAGAGCAAAATCAATATTATCTTCTACTAAATTTACATATTCTTTTGTTAGAGATAAAGATTTATCTGAAGGTGATAAAATAGAAAAGTTTACACATTTAAAATTTGGAAATAATTCTGGAAGTTTTATAGACCCTATTAGTATCAAGTCTTATTCATTGGATTTTGTAAAAAGATCATCAGAAAGTTTTAATAACATAGTTTTAAAAAATTCTTCTGAGTTAATTGATTCAAAAAAAATGATAGAATATACTCATTCAGGAGAAGACAATTTAAGTTATTCGGCTGAAGTTTTAAAATTAAATAGTTTACATTTTATAAAAAATCATTTTATTTCAAAGCCTTTAAAAGTTCAACCTGGGTTTGTATTGTTAAGAAATTCAATGAATAACATACCATTGAACAAAATGTCAGAAAAGTTTATAAAATTTAACTCTTCTTTAACTTCTATAGATGAGTATATTCCTAATAGATTAGTTTCGATGTCTTATAGACGCGATGATGATAATCTTTATCATATAATAGATGATGATAAGCAAAAAAGTTTTAATAAAGATAATTGGGAGAAAATATCTTTTGATTTAAGAAGAAATATTAATAGATTAAAAAGAAAAAAATTAGAAAATTCTAATGAAAACTCTTTTATTGACTATCTTGATAATTTCAAAGATAAAGTTAAAAATGTATCTAAGATTGAAAGAACAACACCTTTTTTATCATTACTATATTCAAATATATCAAAATATTCTTTAGACAATTATGATGATAGTGAATTTATTAATTCTTTTCAAGGAGAGTTTTACAAAAATTTTGACTATTCAAAAGAGTATAATGGTATAAAAGATTCTATGGAATTTAAATTGTCTAGTAATGATGATATAAATTTTCCTATTAGTGGAAGTGATATTAAGAATTTTTTAAGTTCATATTATACAGATAGTGAATTTAAAAACAGTTCTACATATTTTCATTATATCTTAAAATCAATTAGAAATAAACTTAATAAAAACATATTCAGAAGTGCAGATGGATTTGATAAATTATTAAGTGACGCGATTATTAATGAAAAAAATAGCGAAATATTCAGTGTAATAGCAATATCTTCAATTCTAAGATATAAAAATATAAAAGTAGAAAATGACTTTAATACAATAAATGAAAAAACTAATGGATCATATTTAAAGTATATAAATAAAGTTTTTTCAGTTAAGAATATACAAAGACAAAAAAGTTTTACGTTAAGGACAATAGAATTTCCAGATACAAAAGTTACTACTGTAGAACCTGAAGATTTAACAATTAGTGTATTTACTGATCCTACTGATGGTGATTATTATGCCAAAAATGATAAAGATTTTGGAGTTATGCCAGGAAAAATTTATACTTATTGTTTTCCATATCTTTCTACAAAATATAAAATAGGAAAAAATTTAGATTGTTCACAATATAGCAGTCTTGTTGAAGATGCTGGTATAGCATCTTCAAATGCAAAAATAATTTCTAGTGGTAATAGTGATAATGAAGATTTTTCAGGTCTTTATGAATATGTATATAATGAATTTTATAATCATGATGTCTATTTAAATTTAGATAAAGAAGAAAAAACTTCTTATGACTTTGACAGAAATAAAGGTATTATATATAATATTTATAGAAAAGCAAATAACAATGGATTAATTGGAAATAATACTTTAGAAGATTATATTAGTAATATTTCTAATCTTGATGGAGAAAGAGTTTTTGATGACATTATAAGTTCTCTAAATTATAATACTTATGGAACATCTATAATAGAATATTTAATAGGAGGTGGAGAAAGTGTTTCACAATTATCAACACTTATTAATAAAACAGTTATAGAGATGTTTAAATTTGTTAATGATAATTTTGAAAGTGAAATTTCAAGTATTTCTACATTAGAAGACACTTATAATTATATAAATAACAATAAAGATATTATAGAAATATTTGGAAGTCTTCTTATACCTATGTGCAATATCTATTCAACATATTATGATAATATAATAGAGTTATCAGTTAAAAGAAATATACACGATGCAATTAATGATACACCAAATCAATCAGATCATTTTGTTGGAAGTATATCACTTGATAACGTAAAAAATTCAATGTGGAATGATGAAGTTTTTAATTTATATTTTAAAAGATTTATTGATAAAATGATTACAAAATCTAAGGATATGAAATTTGAACGTGATATATTACCAGAAAGTAGTGATGAATTTGATCAAATACTTTATACAAAACTAAATGCAGATTTACAAAATATTCTTAGAACACTAAATAATTCTGATATTTGTGAAATTATGTCATTTGACACTTTATATAGTTACGTTTCAGAAATTGAAAATTTTCAAGGGACTCAAAATGATTTAGTATTTATTAGTGATAGTTTATCAAAATTAGAAGAAAGATTTCAAATAGAAAATTCGATTAATTTAATAAACAACGATTTAAGATTAAATTATATTTCAAAACATATGAATGACTATTATTATTTTCAGGATAAAGAATATAGAAAAAATTATTTTGATTTACCAAGAGACTTAAATTTTAATTTAAAAAATCATTTTAATTATAGTATAAACGAAAATAATAAAAGTTTTTTTGAAAACGTATTATTGAGAGAAAAAAATAAGAGTTTACTAGCTAATCAAGGTATTTCTACTCTTAACTCGTTATACACGAAATATGATATTATTAGGTTTGGAATTGATTATAAAATAGCAAGTCTTTTAAGTAACAAAAAGATTTTAAAATTTAAATGTAATATTATAAATCATAAATTTCCTGATATATTTATTCCTCCTATTTACAAGATTTATACCCCAGTTTTTACTGATATTGTTCCTTCATATTTAGACTTAGCTAAAAGAAATACTTTAGCATCTGAAAGTGGTATTTTTATTGATGATATTATTGGAGCATATAATTTTGACAGTAAAGATTTAAAAGAAAGATATAATTTACTTAATAGAGACGAATCAGTGTTGTTTATTAAAGAAAATATCATTAATAATATTAACACAGAAAGATTGATTAATAACAATCAATCATTATTATCTTCAAACGACAATGATCTTATTGATATATCACTATCTATTTATAGATCAATGATAATATCAAATGCAGTAAAATATACAAATTATAGAACACAAAAAAATATAGATGAAAATTACATAAATAATATTGATATAGAAAATAACTTAATAAACTCTTCAGTACAGAGTTTTGTTAATATAATGAATAAGAAAGAATTTGAAGAAGTATTTTTAGAATCTTTTTCTAATATAGAAAATATATTTAATGATGATATTGATAGAAGTTTTATTAATTCAAACAGGATATATTCACTTGACTTTTTAAATCATATATCAGAATATTCAAGTAACGATAGATTAGATTTAATTTTCCAAGACAAATCTTTTTATGATATTTTCTCAATAGTTATAGGTAGAGAAGATATTAAATCAATTATGGAAAAATATTATGGTGAACCAGATTCACCATTACTTCCAGGAAGACCATATGAAAATGATGAATTTTATGATAGCTTTTCGTATATTATCGAAGTTGAGGTTGTATGAATAAGGTTATTGATCACATTTTTTCATTAAATGGAAGAAGAAATAAAGATTTAAAAGTTGAATCAAATTTTATTTATAACTATTACGAGAAAAATGAAACAGTTATAGACGATAATATTATAAAGATCACAGAATCATCTAGATATAAAAAAAGATTTATTAGACTAACTTTAAATAATCATAATGAAATTGATAGATCTAATTACAATAGAGATAATTTCTTACCAGAAGTTTTTAATTTATCGTTATTAAATAGTATAGACAAAATTAGTATAAAAATTTTTAATAAAATCGATCAAATGATTACAAAAAGAAAATTTTTATCTATTGATTTAGATGAAAAAGAAAAGTCAGATAATATTGGATTTTACAATAAAGACAAATTTACTACATCTTCTAATAATATTAAATATACACAGAGAATGTCTTATTTAAACCCAGAAGATTTTGGAATAAATACAGATAAAATTACAATTAATTCTTTTTTCCCAGAAACAGGATTTTTCGAGCAAAATAAAGTTTATAATGATATTGTTTATTCAAATATATCAAAAGAAAACGATGATTTAATTAGCGAATCATCTTCAGATGGATCTATATTTTCAAATTTAAATGTTTTATCTAAGAAAGTTAATGAAACAAATAATGTAAACATTGATTTTTCTAATTATAACGCAATAAGATGTGGATTACTTTTAGAAAAATATATTCTTGATGAAGATGAAAAATATAAATTTTTATGTGGCAAATTTATAACAAAAAATTCAGATTCAGAGGAACTTTATTTAAACTCTTCTTATGAAGATGAAGCTGTAAGGTATGGTGAAACTTATAGATATGTTGTTTCTAATGTTTATCTTTATATGCAAAATGACTCAAATGACCCTTTAATTTTAAATACATATTTATTATGTGATTATCCTTATATCACAAAAGAAATCGAATGTTTTGAAAATGAAGCTCCTCCACCTCCTAATAATATAAGATTTAAATTGAATAATAATTCTCTTAAGATTAGTTGGGACGAGCCGTCTGATTATCAATATGATGCTAAAGGGTATCAAATACTTAGAAGATACAGTCTAGATGAACCATTTACAATTATTTCACAATTAGAAGGTCACGATGAGAATGATTTATATCAACCAAGAGAAATAATACCAGAAGAAATGATTCTCAAGACGCCAGGTGAAGTAAAATATAATTATTTAGATAGTGATTATAAAAGAGGAAAGATAACAATTTATGCTATAAGGACTATTGATGCACATGGTATGTTTTCAAATTATTCAGAACAAATTGCTATTTTATATGATCCATTTGAAGACAAAATAATATACGACATAGTTTCAGACTCAGATGCTCCGAGAAATAAACCTAATGAAAAAATTATGCAAAATAGTAAGTTTTTTAAATATAATGATAATATGATTGATAATTTACCTATTTTAAAAAACATAAAAAGCATAAAGTTATATGTAACACCTGATTATGGTTTTGTTAATATAGGAGATAGAGAAATTAGTATATTAAAAGATGATGAAGATTACAAGTTTACTATATTTAGAGTTAACGATTTAAAAAAGTACGAAAAAGATTTTAAAATAAAAAACTTTGAAAAGCAACAAAATTAAAATAACAAATTTTATTTAATTATATTTATATATAAAATAAAGAGTATTACTAGGAGAAAAAGCCACATGGGATTTCTAAATCATTCAACAAACAATGTCATAATTGACGCTGTTTTGACAGAAAAAGGAAGAGAATTGTTATCTAACAATGATAATTCATTTAGTATATCTAGGTTTAGACTAGGTGATGATGAAGTTGACTATTCTATTTTAAAAAAATATGGTCTTATTATTGGAAAAGAAAAAATAGAGAAGAACACACCAGTTTTTGAAGCTGTTACTGATAAAGATCTTGCATTAAAATACCCAGTCAGAACATTTATTGCAAATAATACTAATAGTATTTATGCATTTCCTTTTTTAAAACTAATAAGTTCTCAAGACACATCAGTAACAATATCTTCTAATAGTTCATCTGATTTAAATAAAAATGCAAAAATTAGTTTTAAGACATTTTTAAACCAAGATCGTGATCTTATAATTACAGAGACTGGGTTGGTAGACTCAGAATTCATTGTAAAAATGTTTAATAAAATTATAAAAATAAATGAATTAGAACCTGACGATATTAGAGATGATATTGCTTATTATGTTATTCCTGCACAAGAATTAAATTCAGAAGCTGAATTTGACAATCAAAGATTTGGTCAAATAGTTGTTACTGCAATAGGTAAAACTACTAATGACTCTTATAAATATTATGCAACTTCTTCAAACTCTTCAGAAATAAAGACACAAATAGAAATTATAGGAAATAATTCTAAGTCTTCATTAATATTTCCAGTTACTATAACTAGTAATTAAATTGAATAGGATAAATTAAATGACATATTATAATATAAATAGTACTGACAGAGTTTACAAGAAGTCTAATATTAGACAATTAGTAGATATACTACAAGTAGATATTGCAAGCAAGTATGATACTACATCAGGCGATGATGTAACGACGACTCCAATATATACAAGAAAAAAATATGAAGTTTTTGTAACAGGAGGTCTTGATTTTGAAGGTTCAGTAACTTCTTCTTTATATCAAACAGTATTTGATCAAGATCATAATTATCAAACTTCTAACGAAATGTTAGATTTGACAATTGGATCGTTTTCACAAAAAAACGAAGATGGAACAGAAACTATTAATGGTATTACTATTATACCAGATTCAAGTGGAAAAAAAGTGTTTGATAATACTACACTTATGATGAGAGAAAAATCAAACATATACAAGCAATATGCACACTATTTGCTAGGCAATTCAGACTCTGCTTTTCATGTTCCGTATGAATCTACTGATCCAGATGATAGAATTGACTATGCTCTTTTTATAAACTTTAAAAGACTTTTTGTAAGAGATGGATTAGATAAAGAACAATTTTCAATTAAAATACACAAATCACTTGATGAAGCTTCTAGTACTACTAATAACATTAGTGGATCTATTTCATCTACTCAAGATTTTAAACTTTATTCTGATGTAGGATCTTCATCTAATTTAAATGTATCACCTATGTCAGGTCATATAGGGTTTATATCTGATAGTAGTGATACAAAAGTTGGATTGATATTTTACAATAAAGGTGTTATTGTTTTAGACGCTGAACAGATTTTTAGATCTACTGATCATGTTGTTGGACCAATTTCTTCTGTTAATAACAGTAATAATGAAGTTAATTTTGATAATGATTTCATTCCTCATTTTTGGATAAGTGGATCAATTGACAATATTGTTGATCATATTGCAGATACAAGATTCGGAAGAGATAACAAGTCAGCTATTGGTTTTATTAATCAGACTAGTATTAATTCAACAATTCACTTTTGCAGAGTCGGCCCAAATGACGCAAACTTTTCAACTAACCCAACATATATTGATGAAGATGGTAATATAAGATGTATACAAGAAAAAGGAGATGATCCTTTTACATATATTACAACTGTTGGTTTATATGGAGCAAAAGATGATGAATTATTAGCAGTTGCTAAAACTTCTAGACCTATTGAGAAAAACCCAGAAGTTGATTTGTCGATTAGTGTTAGACTAGATTATTAATATAGATTATTAATATTAAGAGTAGGTTATGACTTTAAACTTAATTGATCCTAAAATGATTGTAAAAAACACAATCGAATTACAACCACAAAAAACATATGTTTCTGCTTCAATTGAATGCAGTGATCTAGAGTCTTTAGAAATTGAAGAATCAGGAGTTTATGGTCAATTAAGTTCTAAGATTAATAATCCTAAAAAGACTTATTCTTTAAATATTAATAGTAATTCTTATGAATTTGAAAAATTCAATAGTCACATTAACTCAAATTTCGATAAAGATTCAGGTGGAACAGTCCTAGAAAAACTTAATGTTATAAAGTCAAATGCAAATAATGAAAATGAATCTAATCTTTCAGCAGTTGGATTTTCACTTGATAATTCTGGAGAATTCAAGTTTGGTGTTGAAAAGGTTAAACAAAAGTTTGTTGTAGACGATGAAAATTTTTATAAGAAAAAGTCAATAAAAAATCTTTATAAATTCTATAGAGAAAATATGAAGTATAAAGTTTTAAATCCTCACTGGGGATTTTCAAATTATAATTGTTTAAATTTTTTCAATATAAATAATTCAAAAAATACAGATAAAACACATAAAAATATAATTGTTTATCCTAATGCTTTTCATAATAGTAAAAGTGTTTATGATTTTTTTGAAAATAATAATAATAATTTAACACTATCTTTTTATATTAATCAAAATAACAAAAATATAGAAGGTCACAGTTTTAATCCTGGATGTGTATTAAACATTCCAGGAATAATTGGTTTGTATTTGGTTAAAGGTTCAAACACAGATCAATCTGGTTATACAGATAAGTTTAGATTGTTTGCAACTTTAGGTGACGAACATATACTAAGCGATGAGTCAGTAGTTTTTTTAAATGATAACATATCATCTAGTAATGTTGTAAAAGATACAAATGTAGTTTTAAGTAGTGATAATATTATTAATTATAATCATTGGCAAAATGTTTGTGTTTCTTTAGAAGATATAAATAGAAACACTTTAAACTTAAAAATTTATATTGATGGAAATCAAATTGATAGTGTAACAGTTGATATTTTAGGTTTTAGAAAAGTAAATAATAGTAATAGTTTTATTTGTATTGGAAATTCGTTTAAAGATGTATCTGACGAAATTGAAACTTTTAAAAAACTATTTTCTGTGAATTCTTCTTCTGACGGAGATTATATTGGTCCGTATGCACTTAAAAATATAAACTTTGGAGAAAATATTGAAGATGATTTTTTTGAAACCGGTACTACTAGTATTGATGTTGAAATAAACAATTCTTTAAATGTTATGAATGGTGACTATATTACATCTAGTACTAGTATAGCTTTGAGTGCTGAAATTTGTGATGTAAGAGTTTATAACAGTAGTATAAATGATATTAAGAATCTTATATGTGAAAATAGTATTTCTGATTTTAGTGATAATAGATTAATATTTTCCTTGCCTGTTTTGTACTTTAATAAAGATATAAAAAAGAAATCAATCGTTAATCTAAACGGAATAAGTGATAACACTTCTAGTGGTTCTATTTCAAATATTAATTTGCAAAACAATGTCTTTTCAGGTCCAATTAATAATTATTTTTCAAATAAATGCTTAGGTCATGAAGTAATAGTTGAAAAATTCTTATTTGAGTTTAAACAAAAATCATGTCCAAATGTTGTATTTAATGGTGAATATACATCAGATCAAGCTAATTATAATTTGTTTAATGTATTAAGTTATATACCTAGTGGTGATATTTTAGGAAATAGACAAAGTAATTTAGTTGATAATATTAAAAAAGGAGAAAGTATTAATAAACTATATCATCAAAAACTTCATGAATTATCTTTAGAAAACAGTGGTGATTTTGATTTATATTTTGAAAAATACTTTACTTATAAAAATAATTTTATAATACCATGTGATAATGGTCTTCAAACGCAAAAATATAAAAATTATTATAATAATTCTGATGAAGAATCTCACTATGACGATAACAATTATTTTGATATAGGACATGTTAGTTTAAATAAAGTTATTAAAGAAGATTCTATTTTAAAATCAAATAATCTTATAACTTATATAGCTGACTCTAATCTTTATGATTATTCATATAGTCTTAAAAGTCTTATGCCTCTTGAACAAAGAGAAACTTATAAAATTTCTGATGGTGTGACATTTAAAATAAACTATGATGGACTAAAAAATATTTCATTGAATAACTTTTTTAGAGAAGATTTCACCCTTTCAGATAATAATCAAACAAACTTTTTAAAAATTAAAAGTGATATCAATGATAATGAAAAATTTGTTGAAGTTGGAACAGACTATTTCTTAAAAGACTTATCAAATCCAGTATCTAGAAAAATTAATGACTCTTTTGTAAATAGTAATGCTAGTTATTTACCTTATGTTGTTAAAAAAGAGTTAGATAATATTGATGATAATGCTAATTTTATTCCATATTTTAAACAAGAATATCCTTTATATAACTTATATGATGATATGTCTGAAACTTATTCAAAAGCTTTTTGTATATCAACACAGATATTTGGAAGAAGATTAGAAAAAGAGTCTGTAGAATTATATGATTCAGGTTTATCTGGTACTTTTGGAAATAAAAAGATTAAATTAAAAGATAATGGTAAAGGAACTTTATATAGAGCTGACTCACTTACAAAACATGCAGAATGGAGTTATGTAGGTCACTGTTTATATAATGAAGGAATTATAACTATATTACATCCTTCTCTTGAAAACTTTGGAGAGTTTAGTTTAAAATTAGATTTTAAATCTTCTTCAAAATTAAATGTTTATGAATTAAATCTACCTGCATATTCAGGAAGAACTAATAAATCTTACAATACATCTCAAATTGAAAACTTAAGGTTAAATGAATCTGCATTTAACTCCGATGAGGATTTTGTATATATTACAGATATAAACCTACATGATTCAAATCTTAATATAGTAGCTAAAGCTAAAGTTGTTAAGCCTTATGCTAAAAAAGATTCTGATAATGTATTATTTAGATTAAAGATGGATTATTAGTTATATATGAATAAAGTTAAATATATTGGATTGGATATCTCTACATCTATTGTAGGAATATCTTTACTAGATATATCAGGAAATCTTGTTAATTTAGAAAGTGTAAATCTAAAAAAGATATCTTGTATATTTAATAAGTCTAACAAAATTAAAGATGAATTTACAAATTTTAAAAATAAATATTTGTTTGAAGAAAACATAGTACTTAGTGTAGAAGAGAGTTTCCAGTCATTTAGTAAAGGTTTTTCATCAGCAAAGACTTTATCTAAACTTAATATGTTTAATGGTATTGTTTCTTATATTGCTTCAGAGATATATTCTGTGATCCCAGAGTATATTAATGTAAACAGTGCTAGGAAAAATATTGGAATAAAGATAAATAAAAAACTAAAAGAAAGTACTAAAGAACAAGTTTTTGAATGGGTTAAAAGAGATTTTGACCATAATAATTATGATTTTGTTTGGCCTGAGAAGATTTTAAAGGGTGGACCAAATAAAGGTTGTGTAAAATTTGATGAATCTTGTTATGATATGTCTGACGCTTATGTTATTTGTAAGGCAGCAATTTATAATGAGAGAATCATCAGTAAACAATAAACTATACTTTTTCGAAAGTTTAACTAATAGATATCAATTATCTAAAGACGGTCTTAATCTTTCGATTTGGTGTCCTTTTTGTAAACACGACAATATAAACAAGTTAAAATTAGTTATTCATCTTGAAAAAAACTTTTGGCATTGTTGGTTATGTGACAAAAAAGGATCAGACGTATCATATATCGTAAGTAGATATGATAAATCAAAAATATCAGAATCTAAAAAGATATTTAAGAAAAAAAATACAAACTCAGATTTTCAAATAAATCTTTTTGGTGAAAAAGACTTAGATTTATTTGAAGAAGAACAAAGAGTTGAATTACCAAAAGATTTTAGATTATTATCAAGTAATTTCGATAGTAACCATCCTGATATTAGAGATGTATTTAAATATACAATTAAAAGAGGTATAAATAAACATAAATTGTTGTTATTAAGACTTGGTGTATCGTTAGACAATGATTTTATTAGAAGACTTATAATACCATCTTTTAATGATAACGGTGATATTAATTTTTACACTGCACGCAGAATTGATGTAGATTCTTCAAGTCCTATTAAATATAAAAATGCATCTGTATCAAAAAAAGATATTATTTTTAATGAACTTTTTATTGATTGGTCTATTCCTTTAACTTTAGTTGAAGGCCCTTTAGACTTATTAAAAACAAATGATAACGCTACATGTTTATTAGGTTCATCTTTAACATATGATATGAAATTATTTAGAAAAATAGTTGAAAATAAAACAGAAATTAATCTTGCTTTAGATAAAGATGTTTATTTTAAAACTCTTAAAATTGCAAAATTATTAAGTGAATATGATGTTAAAGTAAACATATTAGATACAAGGGTAGCAAATGACGTTGGTGATATGACACACTCTCAGTTTGAAGAATGTTTAAGTAATGCAAAAGAATACAAGCAAAATGATTTTCTTTTAACAAAAATATCTATGATTTAAGGAATAAAATGAGTTTTAAATGTGCACATATATCTGATATTCATTGGAGAGGTCTTAAAAGACATGATGAATATATAGATGTTTTTAACAAATTGTTTGAAAAATTAAATGAAGAAAAGCCAGACGCAATTTTTATTGGTGGTGATATTGTTCATTCTAAAACACAAGGTATTTCGCCTGAAATTATTGATAACTTAAATTGGTGGTTTAATAGCTTAGCTTCTATTGCTCCTACACACATAATCTTAGGTAATCATGATGGCTTAATATTAAATAAAGACAGACAAGATGCAATTACACCAATAGTCAATGCATTAAACAATAATAATTTAAATTTATATAAAAATAGTGGTGTATATCCTTCAAACCAAAAAATTAATGGAAAAATGATTAATTGGTGCGTTTTTTCTTGTTTTGATGAAGAAAATTGGAAAAATGTTAAACCTATTGAAGATGAAATAAATATTGCATGTTTTCATGGAGCTGTATGGGGGTCAAAGACTGATATTGATTGGGAATTAGAAGGTGAAGTAAATATAACATTTTTTGATGATTTTGATTTTTCTTTCTTAGGTGATATTCACAAGCTTCAATATCTTGATAAAGAAAAAAGAATTGCATATCCAGGATCAACAATTCAGCAAAATTATGGTGAAGACATAAAAAAAGGTTTTCTTTTATGGGATATAAAAAATAAACACGAATATTCTAGTAAATTCATTTCAATAGATAACCCCCACCCTTTTGTAACTATTGACTGGAAAGGGTCTGTAGAAGAAACAATACCTTTTATTTCTAAAGTTAAAAAAAGGTCGCGTTTTAGAATACGTTCAGATAAAAACATTACTCAAGTAGAAATTAAATTACTACACCATTATCTTAAAGAAGAAAAACTTGCTAAAGAAATAGTATATCAAAATACTGGCAAGAAAGATATTAATTCTTCTAATACTAATATAAATCCTGAAATTATTAATTCGTTAAATCTAAGAGATAATAACAATAGAAATATATTATTAAAAGACTTTTTTGGTGAAGTAGTAAGTGAAAGTAGAATCAATAAAATTGACTTGCTCTTTAAAAAGTATTTAGAAAATATTCCTAGTGTATTAACAAGTAATAATAAGAAATGGACTATTCACAATTTAAGTTTTGAAAATACTTTTTCTTATGGTAAAGATAATTTTATTAATTTTGATAATCTAGATGGAGTTGTTGGTTTATTTGGAAATAATAGAGCAGGAAAATCATCTATACCAGGAAGTTTAATGTATTGTTTATATAACTCTACTGACAGAGGATCTATTAAAAATCAAAATATAATTAATACTAGAAAAGGACACTGCAAATCTTCAGCAGTAATATCTTCTGATCAAAAAAAATATTTAATTGAAAGAATAACTACAAAAAAATCTGATAAGAAAGGAAAAATAACCTCTAGTACAGAATTAACATTAAAAAGTTTAGATAATAATTTTGAGAATAATGAAACTGAAGAACAAAGAAGAGAAACAGAAAAAATTATTAGAAATATAATCGGAACATCTGAAGATTTTCTGTATACTTCTTTCGCTTCACAAGGTGAAATGAATACTTTCATTAAAGAGAAATCTAGTTCTAGAAAAACAATTTTATCTAATTTTTTATCATTAGACTTATATGAAGATTTATATAAACTATCAAGAGAAGACTATATTGTACTAAAAAATAATCACAAGAATTCTGAAGAAAAAAATTGGAATGACTTAATTGAACAAAAGAACAATGAAATTAATAGTTTATCTAAAGAATCTTTAAAAATAAAAGATACTCTCTCTTCTTTAAGAGATAAAGAAGTAGAAATAAAACTAGAAATTAATAACATAGAAAAAAATAACAAAGAACATCATTCAGGATATTCACTAGAAAAAGTAAAAAAAGAAATAGATCATATTAAAAATAAAATTTGTTCTGATGAATTAGAAATTATTAATTTAAATGATAATTTAGCAAAAGAAAAAGATACATTGCAAAAAATAAGATCTTTTAAATTAAATTATTCAATTAAAAATCTTGAAGAAGACAAAATAAAACTTGATTTACTTAAAAACAAGTTAAAATCTTTCAAAAGAGACAAGATATTTCTAGGTGAAGATCTTAATAGAAATAAAAATAGTTTAAAAATATTAGAAGAAGTTCCTTGTGATGAATCTTTTTCAAGTTGTAAATTTATTAAAGATGCATATAAATCTAAAGAAAACATTAATACCTTATTAGATGAAATAAAAGAAATAGAAGTAAATATATTAGAAATAAATTCTGCAGTTAATTCAATAGAAAAAGAAAACTTAGAAGAAAAGATCAAAAAATTTAATGAAATTTTAAATAAAGAATATAAATCAAGCATTGATCTAGAAAGAAATAAAGAAAAACTAGATCTAATAAAAGAAAAATTAAACATAAATAATGAAAAGCTTGAAAAGCTACAGATTATTAAAAATGAGTTAAATAAAACTTCTAATGAAGAATTATGTGTAAAGATAAAGTCTTTAAAACAGGGATTAAATGAGATATCTTCTGATATCTATGATAATGAAAACTTGATTGTAATTAATAATAAAAATCAATATCAAATAGAAAATTATATAATAAACCTAGAAAAAGAAAAAGAAAATTATTATTCTGTAATAGACCAATGGAAAACTTATGACTTATTCTCACATTCAGTGTCAAAAAAAGGCATTCCAACAATGTTAATAAATAATAGTTTACCGTTAATTAACAAAGAAATAAATAACATACTATCAGGAGTAACAAACTTTTCAATTAATATAGAAGATGAAGGTTCAAGTTTAAATGTTTATATTGACTACGGTGACTCTAAAAGAATAATTGAATGTGCAAGTGGAATGGAAAAAATGATTACTTCTATTGCAATAAGAGTTGCTTTAATTAATATATCTTCTTTACCTAAATCAGATATTTTTATAATTGATGAAGGATTTGGTGCTCTTGATGATTCAAATATAGAATCTTGTTCTAGATTACTTACTAGTCTTAAAAAGTATTTTAAAACTATTTTAATAATATCACATGTAGATTCAATTAAAGATATTGTTGATAAAAATATAGAAATATCAAAAAAAGGAAACGACTCTTATGTCTACCATACTTAATAAAAAATGGAATAAAATTGATAAAAACGAAGAAGAATCTTTTATTAATAATATAAAATTTGTTAGACCAATAAATGATAACCCTATATCATTAGATTGCAATAATTGTAAAGAATTAATTTCTACTGTTGATGATGTTGAAAGTGCTAAAGATAAAAGTATATGTAAATTATGTTATGATTTATATTATTATCCTAATAAAGAAAAATGGGATAAAGGCTGGCGACCTAATAAATATTAATATTATGTAATAATTAAATAATAAAATAAAGGAATTCATTATGGAATATGAAATGTTAAATAGTTTAAGTAATTCTATTGATAATGTATATAATTACACTTCTAATGATGGTGCTAGAAAAACTATTTCAAAACTAGAAGGTGATTGTTGCATGTCAATTACATATATAACTATTTTAAACTCTTCTAGAGAATCAGATCTTCAACATCAAATTGTTAATTTAAAAAAAGAAGCTGATGAAATGATTAAATCACGATTAAAATCTATAAAAAAAGATTTTAAAGATAATTCTAAAAGATCTTTAATATCAAAAAAGATTAGTGACTGTGATAATTTTGAAACTTTAACTGTTAGTCCATATAGTCCATTTAGAAAATTAAAATTTTCATGTAAATATGTATACGAGATTAAATAAAAATGGTAAATACAAGGTCTAAAAATGGTCAAATAGCTGAAATTATTAAGTGTGGAAAAGATCCAGTGTATTTCATGAATAAATACTTAAAAATACAGCATCCACTTAAAGGCCTTATTAATTTTAATACTTTTGATTTTCAAGATGATTGTGTTAAAGATTTTAATGATCATAGATTTAATATAATTTTAAAATCCAGACAGTTAGGATTATCTACACTTGTTGCTGCATATGCAGTTTGGCAATCTGTTTTTTATAAAGATAAAAATATACTCATTATTGCAACAAAACTTGCAGTCGCACAAAATTTTATTAGAAAAGTAAAGACTTATATAAAAAGCATGCCAAAATGGTTATTAGTACCAATCATTACAGCAAACAATAAACAACAAATAGAATTTTCTAATGGATCACAAATAAAAGCTGTTCCTACATCTGAAGATGCAGGTAGATCAGAAGCTCTTTCTTTATTAATTGTAGACGAGGCAGCTTTTGTAAGGAACTTTGATGAATTGTGGATGGGTCTTTATCCTACCTTGTCTACAGGTGGTAGAGCTATTATTTTATCTACACCAAATGGTGTTGGTGGACAATATCACGAAATATATTCTAAAGCAGAAAGAAAAGAAAACGAATTTAATTCTATTAAATTAATGTGGGATGTTCATCCAGAAAGAGATGATAATTGGTTTAATAAAGAAACCAAAAATATGTCTAAGAAACAAATATCACAAGAATTATTATGTGATTTTGCATCTTCAGGTGATACATTTATAACAAATGATGTTCTTGAAAAAGTTAGAATATTATCAAAACATCCTATAGAAAAAAGTGGTCCAGGAAACAATGTTTGGTATTGGGAATATCCTATTGAAAATAATACTTACACACTATCTGCTGATATTGCAAGAGGAGATAGTGGAGATTATTCAACTTTCCATGTTATAGATAATAACAATTTATCAGTTTCATGCGAATTTAAAGGTAAAATTCCACCAGATCAATTTGCGTCTTTAGTGTATGATATTGCTAAAAGGTTTAACAATTCTATGGTTTGTCCTGAGAACAATGCATATGGTTATACAATGCTTGTAAAACTAGCAGATCTTGGATATAAAAACATATATTTTTCTAAAGAAAGAGAAAAATATGAATATCTTTATGGAGAAGGAAGTAATATTTCTAAAGCTGGTTTTACTACAAGTAAAGAAAGTAGAGATAAAATACTTGCAAATCTCGAAGAATGTTTAAGAAATGGTAGAATAAAAACGTATTCACACAGACTGTATTCTGAATTAAAAACTTTTATATGGAATGGTAAAAAAATAACTGCTATGAAAGGATATAACGATGATCTTGTTATGTCTATAGCAATTGGATGCTGGTTAGCTGATAGTAATTCAAATACTTATAATGTTACTCAAATGCAACAAGCAGATGCTATTCTTAAAGGGATGGAAGTAAATAATACAAATATTAATAACACAATTGTTTCTCCTTTCTATAATAACAATCAAAATAGTGTGAACCCTTTCATACCTGTTTTTATGCCTCAAAGTAAATTTACTAATAAAAATTCAAAGTTAAAATCTAATGATCCGTTTGGTGATTTAAGTTGGTTGATAGGAAAATAAATGCCAGATAATAATAATAATTTATTTAAAAAACTTACTAGTCTGTTTAGATCAGGTCCCGTAGTTAAAAGAAAAATCAAGAATTTAGAAAAAAAAGGATCATATTCAAAATCTTCTTTAGAAGTTTTTAAGAAGGCTCATAGTGATGTTTATAATAGTACACTTAGAGCTTATGGTTCATATGATAGAATGTCAAGATACTCAGACTTTTCAGAAATGGAAGGAACACCTGAAATATCTTCAGCTTTAGATATTTACGCTGAAGAATGTGTTTCTCCTGATGTAGAAGGAACAATACTAAATATTTATTCTGAAAATAAAATGGTTAAAAAAATATTAGATGAACTTTTTTATGATGTTCTTAATGTTGATTTTAATTTAGTTATGTGGGTTAGAAATCTTTGTAAATATGGAGATTTCTTTTTGTTTAATGATATACATCCTGAATACGGTGTTGTAAATTGTTTTCCAATACCAATATCTGAAATTGAAAGAGAAGAGGGATTTGATTCAAATGACCCAGGTGCTGTAAGATTTAGATGGGTAACACAAGGAAATAGAGTTTTAGAAAATTGGCAAGTTTCTCACTTTAGACTCCTCGGAAGTGATGCTTTTTTACCTTATGGTTCATCAGTATTAGAAGGTGCGAGAAGAGTTTGGAGACAATTAATACTTATTGAAGATGCTATGTTAGTCTATAGAGTCATTAGGTCTCCTGAAAGAAGGGTTTTCTACATAGACGTAGGTAATATTCCACCTGAAAACATTGCAGACTATTTAGAGCAAGCTCAGACTTCTTTAAAAAGAAACGCTGTTGTAGATAAAAATACTGGTCAAGTTGACTTAAGATATAATCCATTATCAGTTGACGAAGATTATTTCTTGCCAGTTAGAGGTGGTGAAAGTGGAACTAGAATCGAGACATTAGCTGGTGGATCAAATACAACAGCAATAGAAGATGTTGAATATATTCAAAAGAAACTATTTGCTGCTCTTAAAATACCAAAAGCTTATTTAGGTTATGATGAAGATATTGGTGCAAAAGCAACTTTAGCTCAAGAAGATATAAGATTTAGTAGAACTATCCAGAGAATACAAAAAACAATTATTTCTGAGTTAAATAAAGTAGCAATGATTCATTTATACTCACATGGATACACAGATGAATCTCTATTAGACTTTCAATTGAAATTATGTAATCCTTCGAGTATTGCTCAACAACAAAAACTAGAGATAATTAGAACTAAATTTGAAATTGCTGCACAAGCACCTGAAGGATTTGTTGATAGAGAATGGATTAGAAAACATATTATTGAGCTTAATGATGATGAAATAACTAGAATAGAAAAAGGAAGAGATAAAGATAAAATTAGAGAAATGGAACTTGAAGTTCTTCAACTACCAGAATCAAAAAATAATATATTTGGTGACGAAGATAATGAAGACTCTGAAAAGGAATTAAGTCCTATGGATGATATTGCAAGTTCGAGTCAAAGTAGTGATTCTGAAGAAGATTCAGGCGGGTTATTTTCAGGTGAAATTAAAAAAGGAAAAATAATGTCTGAAGACGATCTATCAGAATATGATGATTTAATAAGTGAATTTGACTCTAATGATATTTACGATGCTAGTGACGTCAAAAAACCAGACAATAATAATCCTGTAAAACCAAGTCCAAAAGTTAAAAAAGGAAAGTTTACAAGAAATAGAAAATCTGATAATCCTATTAATTTTGATGGAAACAATCCATTTAAAAAAGATGAAATAGGTGGTGGAGCTTTAAGTAAAAAAGGATTAGAATCACCTTCATATTCTAATTTGTTTATTGATAGTGTTATGCCACAAAGCCCAGTGATTAAAAATTTCATAGATAAACAGATTTCACATAGAATGTCAAAAGATCTAGAGAAAATGTCTAATTCTTTAAATATTAATACAAATAAACTATTAAAAGAAAATAACGATGACTATGATATAATTATAGATGATAATATGTTTGAAAATAAGGAAATTGATAATGGCGAAGAATCATAATAAAAAAAGAAACATTGGAATAATATATGAACAAATAATTAATTTTGTTTGTAAGAGTCTAATGGAGAATGATAATCAAAACGCCGAAAAAGCAATTAATATAATTAAGAATCATTTTAAAAAAAATTCTCAATTATATAAAGAGTATAAGCTTTTCAAAGCACTATCAGAAACTCAAAACATTTCAGAGACACTTGCTACATCAATAATTAAAGAAGCAAAAAAAGCATGTAATCATATGTTTGAAAATAAAAAATTAGAAGAAGAAAAATCATTTCTTATAAAAGATTTAAATTATTCTTTTGGTAAAGGTATTATTTTTGAAGAAAAAGTTAAAGACTTTAGGAGATATGCTACAATACAAACTTTATTAAATGAGTGGAGAAGTGATACACCTAGTTTTGATATTATCACTGAGTATGAAGTAAAACTACATGAAAATTTAATTAGTAAAAAAGAAGTTATACAAGAAAATTTTGTTCCAAAAAAAGTTGACAAACTAACTTATAAAATAATGAATGAAATGTTTAACAAAAAAGTACAATTCGAAACTAAATAATATCCAAAGAGAAACAATTACTTTTTTTATGAAAGATGATGAAAAGTCTTTGCAAGAAAAGTACAAATTTATAAAATCTTCAAGTATAAATCTATTAGAAAAATATATTAAAGATTGTAATAATAAAATTCTTTTAGAAAAATACAATAATGTTAAAAGTAACATATTAAGTCTTGACTGTAGTAATATGTCAAAAGAAAATCTTCAAAGATTTTTAACAATTGGTAAACTTAAAGAAGAAATATTAGGAGATTAAAATGAGTGCACAAAGACTTATTACAGAATGGGTTAACTTTGAATACGACCCGAAAATAATTAAAGAACAAAAGAATCTAGGTCAACCTTTGATTATGAAAGGTATTCTTCAAAAAGCTGAAACTCTTAATCAGAATGGTCGTATATACCCAAAAAATATTCTAGAGAGAGAAATAAGAAATTATCAAAAATTTATTAAAGAAAACAGAGCATTAGGTGAACTCGATCATCCAGACTCTTCTGTTGTTGAACTTAAAAATGCTTCACATAATATAAAAGAAGCGTATATGGAAGGCAATATAGTTTACGGTATTGTAGAAATTCTCAACACACCTAGTGGAAAAATATTACAATCACTTGTTGAAAGTGGTGTAACACTTGGTATATCTTCTAGAGGTGTAGGAAGTACTAGATCACAAGGAGACATGCAGATAGTTCAAGACGACTTTCAACTTATATGTTGGGATTTTGTAAGTGAACCTTCTACACCTGGTGCTTTTATGATGAAAGAAGGAAAAGAAATATCATCACAATTTATTAATAATGTATTTAATAAATCTGATAGAATTGATAGAATCTTTAATGACATAATGGAGTGGAAATAATGGCAATATCAAATATTCCAGGATCAGTTGGACACAATTTTACACCAGAATATCAAATTAGTGCAATACCATATATAAGATCTGGTGTAATAAATACATACGATAATGGTACACAACTCATTGTTAACAACGATAATGTTTATGTCGTAGAACTTCCTAAAATAACTCAATGGATTCAATTCAAAGCAGCTGCAGCTTTAAGTGTATATTTTTCTAAAACAGACGCTCAATCTGGGAAAAATGGAATTGTATTAAATACAGATAGGACCTTTCCTCTTGATATTAGATGTGTTAATTTATATTTCAATGATGATCGATGATGGTAAGGAGCTAGAAATTGTTGCAGGTTTAACTTCAATAGATCGAAAAGAATTTATAGATGTTGTTGAAACTTTTTTGGAGGCACAACCATAATGGCAATATCAAATATTCCAAGATCAGTTGGACACAATTTTACACCAGAATATCAAATTAGTGCAATACCATATATTAAGAGCTTTGAAGATTTAACTATTACTAGACATATAATTAGAAAATCGGATGGGTTAGAAGTAGGAACTGTTGGTGATGCTGACGCAGTTACTACAAACAGCAAAATACCCGACACAGATATTTTCAAGGATAATAACAATAATAATACTATTGAAGCAGGTGAAAAAGTTATAACAAATTTTAAACAAAATAATAATATTGATTTATTTTCGGTAGTTAAAAAGGTTGTTTTACCAAAAATTACAAACTTTATTCAAATAATAACTAAAGCTCATAGTGTTGATATATTTTTTAGTTTCTCAGATTCAGCTAATGACATAAACAAAATAAATGTTGCAGCTAATAAAGAAACTTATCCTTTACGACTAAGATGTGTTAATTTATACTTAAAAGATACTGCAGCAATAACACCTGAATTGAGAGCAGGTCTAACTGTTATAGATCGAAAAGAATTTGAAAGTGTTGTTGAAAAATTTTTAGGTGATAATATTTCACCAGAGGTAATTTAAATGGCAAAAGTAAGTCGTAAAATGCTTAAAAGTATTGTTAAAGAATGTTTAGTTGAGTTATTAGCTGAAGGATTGACTAATGGTAATACAAACAAACTTTCTGAATCGATTTTAAATAAAAGTAATAATATTATAAAAGAAGAAAATACCCAAGATGTTATTGTGAATCATAAATTTGAAGAGTCTACTAATAAAATAATAACTCAAACCACAAAAGATCCAGTTATGGCTTCTATATTACAAGACACAGCAAGGACAACTTTGCAAGAACAAAATTCATTAGACCAACCAAATAAATTTTCTTCTAAGAGTAACGATATTTATAGTCAAACAGTTAACGAAAATGATCCAATGGACATATTTTCAGAATCTTCAGGTAATTGGGCAACACTAGCATTTTCTGACAAATGATATTTTATAATAAAAATACCAGTGATCTATATAATTAAATTCATATTAAAAGATAAAATACTTAATGGAGATTTATATGTCTAATAAAGAAAAAATAATTCAAGTTACACCTGAAGATATTAAAAGGATTATTATTGAAGAGAAAGAGCAACTAAAAGAGACTCTTGAAATGAAAATGAAACACCCATCAGATGTTCATAAAAAAGTCAAAGAAGTTGATGCATCAGGATATGCAAACTCTTTGTCAAAATGTATGGATTTTTATCAAAAGTGTAAAATTAAAGAATCACTAATGATTGAAGAACTAAAAAATCTTCAAGAAGTTAAAAAAGAACTTAGACGTCGTATAATTAAAGGTATATAAGTTTTTAATTTATCTCTGAAAGGTTTTTATTATGGCTGGATATAGAAAAGCAGGTTCCGAAGATTTTGTAAATGCTACAACATTTAATAAACAAATTGTAAGACAAAGAGAAGCATATCAAGGTGGAAGTATTAGTGAAATGGGAGTTTATAATAAAAGCTCTGCATTTCCAGATATGAGAAGTGATATATTTGATTCTTCTGTTAATACTATGAATAGCTTAGATATTACTTCAGAGTTAGGAAATCCAGATTTTATTTCTCAAATAGATTTTTCTAATAGAACATCTTTATCAATTTATGACGATTTAGGTAATGCTGTTGATAAACCTAATAAAAAAGGACCAAACTTAATTGCTCCTGATATTAACAATCTATCAGCTCCTACACAGAATCAAGCTTCTATCTCTGAAGATAGACAAAATAAAGGATTTGGATGGAGAGACGATCGTAATGAACCTGCAACACCTGCAGCAACAATAGGCACATATTTTAGTCGTCATTACAACTCATCAGGACAAAATTCAGATGTGTTACCTCCTATTCTTGGTGAAGCAAAAAGCCCTGAAGATGATCAAAACATAAAATATAATCAACCATAAGAATAAGTAATTTTTATGAATTCTACAACTAACCCTAACTCTTTTGGAGGGTCTTTTAACTATGACGGAAGAACTGGATTAGGGATTGCGTCTTTAGGCGGAGGTCCTGGAAAAGGAATCGGAAGTAATTGGAGTATGGGTGATGCTTTAAGTTCTTCCAAAAGGAGAATTTGATTACGATGAAAGTGATTATAAAAATGATATAGAAAAAAACAATATTTCTATATCAAAAATAGATTTAAAAAGAATGTCTGTTAGAGATTTAGCCAATCTTGCAGGATTAATTGACTATGATAAATCAAATGATGATTATGACCAAAATGATGCAGGGATAGAAAATAAAGCTCACACTTCATATCACAGAGGCGCAACAGATAGTTTATCTCAAAAAGGAAAAGATATATCAAGTTTAGGTGGACTAGGAAATAGTATAGCTTCGGTAATAGGTCTATCTGCAGGTAAAGAAATGAATGGCAACATTATATCAGAATCTTGTCTTAAAGATTTTATTAAAGAAACAATACTTTCAGAATATGGAAACAATATAAGTGGAAATGTTATTGTTAAATCATCTGGAAAAAGTAGCATGTATAAAAACATGAATTCTTCAACAAATACTTCAGATGCACCACCAAAAGGTCATTTACCTGTTAACAGACATGGTATAAAACAAAATGGTTATGGACAAAAAAGAATTAAAATTATCATACGTGGATCATCATCAGACCTTGAGATGAATATGACACCTACAACAGATGGTGCTGAAACTGTAAAAAATAGCTCTTCACAAATTAATTTTGAAGATTATGATGACGGTAAAACTTCAACATATGATATATTAAACAGAACTACTAATCAAAACTTTGTTGATAATTATAATGTTTTGAAAAAAAATAATATATATAAGTGATATACACAATAGGTTTTAAACATGAGTAGTACATTATATAATGAAGCAATCGAAGCTGCAGAACAAATTAAATTATCTGCAGAAGAAAAAGTTAAACAACAAATTATTGAATCTATTTCTCCTCAGATTAAATCATTAGTAGAGAAAAAACTATTTGAAGAAAAAAATCCAAAAGATGAAAATAATAGTGAAGTTTTAAATAAAATCAATAACGAAGAAGTTTATGAATCTAAAAACGAAGAAGTTTATGAATCTAAAAACGACTTGGTATTAAATAATGAAACAAGAGAAATACTAACAAAGCTTATTAATAACAATGCTAAAAAAGATGCTTCTATTAAAAAGATTAATGATTTAAATGAAAGTCTAAAATCTATACAAAGAGCAATAACACTTGCAGAAAATTCAAATAACTATGAAGAAAATAAATATAGAATTTTTACTCTATATCAAAATTTAGTTAGTGAAATTTCAAATTTAAGTAAAAACAGTATAATTAAGAGTAATAAAGAAATATTAAAAGAATATTATAAACTAAATAAGGAGTTAGAGAACATGTCTAAAAGACACTCAAATAGAAAATATCTCAATGAAAGCCTTGAAGATCTTTTAGAAATGGATCTTTTTGAAATTGATGAAGAGATTAAAGAAGATGATGCAGATGAAATGATGAGTGATCCAGAAGAAGATGCAGATTCAGAAGAAGATGCAGATTCAGAAGAGAGTGCAGATCCAGAAGAGAGTGCAGATCCAGAAGAAGATGCAGATTCAGAAGAGACAGATGATATTGAACTTAGTCCAGAAGATCTTGCTGATATGACTGTCAAAGATTTGGCAACTGCTGCTGGTCTAGTTGATGAAGGTGACGACTTAAGTCTTGAAGGACTCCTTGAGACAGATAGTACTGAAAACGAAGATGGTAAAGAGCCTCATGCCGATACTGCTGACTCTGATGCTACCAACCCTTCAGAAACAGTCTTCGAAATAGATGAAAATATGCTTAGAAATGAAATTGGAAAAATGAAGGCGCTTAGAGAGAGTGAAGCGAAAGATATGGCATCACACTTTGGCGGAGGGTCATCTGAAAGTGAAGCATTTGTTGACGGAGTAGAACTCAACAAGCTTCATGAGATAAAAACTAAAGCTGCAAAGGTTGTACGCAAGAATCGTATGCTAGAAAGCAAGCTTTCTCAATATAAAAAGGCTCTTGTTGGAATGAAGAGTCAACTTTCAGAGATGAACCTATTTAACGCGAAGCTCCTTTATGCTAACAAGCTCATGCAAAATCGAGATCTTACAATGAAGCAACAACGTCATATTGTTGAATCACTTGATGATGCAAAGACCTTAGGTGAGGCTAAAATTCTTTTTGAAAGCCTATCTAAGACATCTGTAAGTGGAACTACTAAGCGGAATAGTAACCTTTCTGAAAGTGCTTCTAGAAGACAATCTGGTTCTTCTTCAAATCCTGTTCGTAGCGCACAATCTAAGCCAATAAACGAATCAGTAGCACTTAACCGTTGGGCAACCCTCGCTGGTATCAAGAACTAGTAATTAGTACAATTTAAACATAAAGAATAAGGAAAATAAACATATGAGTTTTACACTTAATAAGTTAACAGAAGGTATTAGAGATCGCCACGTAGGCCAGCAAAATAAGCGCCTCGTTGAGAAATGGTCTCGCACTGGTCTTCTTCGTGGTATGGAAGAAACAAATCGTGAGAATATGGCTACTCTTCTTGAGAACCAAGCTGCTCAAGTTCTTCGTGAAAGTAGCACAATGGGCGCTGATTCTGTCGGTGGATTCTCAAACATTGCATTCCCAATCGTTCGTCGCGTATTCGGTGGTCTTATTGCAAATGAGCTTGTCTCAATTCAACCAATGAGTCTTCCAAGTGGTCTTCTCTTCTATCTCGATTACACATACGGCTCTGCCGAAGGTCCTCATCAGACAACTGAGTCAATCTATGGTGGTCCTTCTGGTAAGGCTATCCAAGGTGGAGCTGATGCACTCGGCGGTCAATACGATCTTGCTGGTAGCGGATTCTCTCGTGAGCACAAGACAGCAACAGTTGCTCATGGTGCTGTTGCAAGTACAGACAAATTTGATCCAACTGATGCA